ACTTAGTAGGATCCTCATCTGCAGTTAATAATGCTGGCATTGCTAGGTAGGTCCAAGGAACTATACCACCGGGATACCTATCAGGGTTACGTAGTTCTTTATATAGATCTACTGAAGCTACTCTAGTTCCAATGATAATTAACTTACCTGTTGGGTTAAGACGAGATCTAACATCTTGGGTAAGCCATTTAATCTGGCGTTCAAAGTCATTTGCATTTGATAGGGTCACAGCATCGTCAACAATAATCATATCTGCACGTTTACCGTAGATCTGACCACCGATACCAACTGCTTCTATGTTGGGATCCTTTTCGCTGGATTCACGCAACTCATCACCGAAGGTAACGCGAGTTGCTTGCCAGGAGGCTGACTTAGATTTGAACCCAACCCCAGCAGCATAGGCAGTCTGTAGATCTTCATACATAGGATGCGTTAAACGTTGCTTAATAGCGTAGAGAAAGTCTGCTGCTAAGCGCTGGGTTTGGGAGACTATAAGGATACGAAAGTTAGGATTGCGACAAACTTGCCAGGTTACATAATCAACTGTGATGGTGATTGACTTGGCGTGGTTTGGTGGAATGTTAATTAAGATTCTATTTTCAGCTATACCCTTTTCGTACTTCATTGAGGTATGTAGCCAGGAGGGATCTTTACCCTCTATCACATCCACCAAGTTTTGTTGGTGGGGGAAGGTAGAGTTATGAAGAAAGCGTTGACGAAATTCTGCGAAGGATAGATCGTGAGCATCACCTGATGCGAACTGCTTGTCTTTAAGACCTAGCCTAGTTCTGTCTATCTTGTCAGCGAAGACCTTGTCAGTTCTACGATAGTACTCGTAGGTCTTCATAGATTTGCCGGCTGACTTGCAAGCCTCTTCTATAGTGAAGGCTTCTGCAACGCAATTGAGAATAATTCTCTTTGCGATGTCTGCTGAGTTCTCAGCCATTAATCTCCCTTGTGGATAGTCCTGTGGATAACTCCACGAGATAACTTTACATAGTGGGGAGGAAAATTGATAGTGGAGCGATCAATCTATTACACCTGCCGCGTAGTGTGTGTGTGCTGTTCGGTTCGCTTCACTAGATCGTTACGCTCCCGAACGAGCTACAGCGAAGTGAGGGGTAAAGCCTCGCTCGCCCTTAGGGGGCATCGCGGAGGCTTCGCCGTAGCGATGTTGGTCGTAAAACTCATCACACCCCGTTTTACTCCCCTACTATATATAAGCCGGGAAAAATAGGTCATTTCCCGTTTTCTCACAAAATATCTTTATAAATGTGGTACACCTCACATACAAAGTATATCAAAACGGACATTACGGAGTAGCTGATTACACTTTAGGAAATATATTTATTTGGGGTGTATAGACACAAGTGGTCGCGGATTAAGCATAGGGGGGTCGGATTTGTCCCTTTTGTCCGCTACCCCCACCCCCTGCCCGCTCTGCTTTAATCCTAGTTAGTTTTCTTTGGCTTGCTACCGCTTCGGCTCTAATAGCTCCCCCGTTTATTTAATAAACCCTCTCAGCTCTCAGCCCTAACCGCTCCAGCTCTCAGCTCGCACCAGCTCGCCAGCTCTTAGCTATTCCACCCACTCACCCCACCGCTCACCCCTTGCCAGCTACCCCGCGACACTCTCTAAAAATACTTTGATTAAATACTTGACTAGGGTAGATACCCGTAGTATTGTAATCCTATTGGAGCAGATAGCTCTAATATCTAGACGATAGGACTAACTAATGACACTAATCGCACTAATTACGGGAGCTTTACTCCCTGTTTATTTATTCGTATTACTAGGCACAGGGGCGATTACCTTAACCCTGCTTAATTGTGTCGGTGTAATACTTATTAGCTTACTAAGCCTTAGCGTAGTGGTGGGAATAGCTACGCTATCCACCTATAAGGGGGGCAAGTAATGCCTAAGGTAATCAAGAGCTACACCCTACTAGCTGATAATCGGGGCGCAGTATGGGTAGAAGCTGAGTTATCACCTGCACAGATTAAGCGGATAATCAAGAGCTATGAACGGGCGGGCGTATTCTTATCAGATTACAGCTCGCTTAATGAATTGGTAGCTATTTAGTGGCTTACTGTCCTCTCTCCTGCTACACTAGGGGAGAGGGCGGTAGATTACTAAACGGTAATCTTAACTAGACAGATAGGGGCAAGTAATGAGCTATAAGACAGTAGAGCGTATGGTGGAAGAGATACGCGCTGAGCTATCTCAGGGCGAGGACTTAGACACCATTAAAGACAGGAGCGGGGAGTTTATAGACAGTTGGCTACCCGTTTATAATAACCGCATAATAGAGGAGTGGACTTTAATGCCTAATGATTACACCGACAGAGGGAGCGCGGAGTTAGGTGTTGGCGGAGAGGTTAATATCATTAACCTAATGAGCCTTGATTTATATCTTTACTACTCCGACCTATTCTTTGAAGCGGTGGGAGAGGTAGAGCAAGCATTAGAGGGGGCGGAGTAATGCGCTCACCTAATTATTACAGAGTGAGGAGAGTAGTGCGGGCGGTGTTTTGGCTCTCACTACTGGCAGGGCTTTACTTAATAAGCTCCCGCCTATGGTGGACAGGGTCGGGCTACTGCTGGGGAGTGGGGTGCGGGCTATGAGTAGAGAGTTAGAGCAATTCTTAAATACTGAGGCGGAGTGGGTGCTGGAGAGATTATCTACCGGCACAGAGAGCGCAGACCGCAACTACTATCAGGGCAGACTAGACCAATTAGCACAGGTTAGAAGGTATCTAGGACACCCTCAGATTATGAGAGAGAGGGCGAGCAAGTGAAAGTAAATAATTTACTAAGCGATAACACCTATAAAGAGGCGTTGGAAGGGTGGGGAGAGCCTAGCGAGAGAGTAAGGCTAGGTCAGAAAATACGCATTAACCGAGAGGGCTTACCAACTAAAACTGGATACGCTTATAAAGAGAAGGGGGCTTGGCTTGGTATTAGATACACTTGGCGCAGTATGCGTTGGTGGAGCTTACTTAATTACAATAACCCTCTAATAAAGTTAGAGGCACAGGAGTTAGACGGAAAGGGTAATGCTTACTGGATAACACTATGGGAGAGAGGTAAGTAAATGAGCGTGAGAGAGAGAGAGCAGACCGCACTCTGCAAGGGGTGCGGGTGGAGCTTTGGCTTAGTTAATCTATACGCTGGGCATAAGTCGGGCGAGTGGCTTTGTGTTGAGTGTTTAGATATACAGAGTAAATAATTTAGTGGCGAGCTATGCCACACTCTTTGTCTAGGGGAGTGTGGTGTAGTATTCTACTAACAGTAGGAGAGGGCGATAGCAAGGAGCTAACGCTTAGATAGATAGGGGAGAGAGTATGAAGGTATCAGCAGTAATTGAAGAGCTAAAGAAGTTAAATCCTGATGAAGAGATAGTGGTTAGCTGGTTTGATAAGCAGACCTATCAGGATTATTACAATGATGAAGAAGAGGTAGCCCCTGCTCAATGGGAGTATGTAGTTAAATCCTTAGACAATAGTGATTACTACTGGCAACAAGTTAATTGGACACTAGAAGAAGCGGTAGCACACATCAAGGGAAGGGTAAAAGTATGAGCAAGATGAAGCAACACTTAGAGGAGAAGATAGTCATCACCTATTCTGAAGAAGAAAATACAGGGTGGAAGAGGCAGATTTTCTTTGAGTATGAGGGCAATAAATATGAAGTAAATCTATATTGGGAAGAGTTTAACGGCTACGATACCTTTTGGAGAGAGCCTAGCACTAGACCCAATTGGGTAGTGGAGTGGGATAGCGAGGCTCATCAAGGTATGAGCTTTGAGCATTACCTAGATGACCTAACTTGGGAGATGAATAAATGAATACTAAAACTATGAAGTATGAACTACCACAAGGCGTTGAGTTAGAGGTGGTTGATTACGATATAGAGAGAGAGGATAGGCAGGATAGTGCCTTCTATACTGATAACGATATAAGCCTGATAGCTCGCTTAACCTATGGTGGCAGGGAGTATGGCATTTATTGTGTCGGTGAAATGCGTATCAATTACAAGGACAGAGTGATTAGATACAGTAGCGACCTTAAAGAAGCAGGTATTGAAAATGATACCGACCTATCTAAGGTAGAGGCAGAGGGCGGTGAGTGGATTAACAATTCTTGGTTTGAGGTTGAGGACTACACCGCAGGAGAGTTTACAGGAGAGATATACCACGAGGTTAAAGAAGCTATAGAGAGCGTAGCTAATTGGATTACTGAGGAGGTTAAGTAATGAAAGGTTATTTTGTAATAGATAGGCAGGATACGGGGTGGAAAGAAGGCTACCTATGGAAATCTATTAAAGAGATAGCCGACAGTATCCGCGATTATGACGATTACAGAGAGCTAGAGATATCTAACTTAACTCACTCACAAGTTTGCGACCTATGGGACTTTGAGTATCACCGGATAACACCAGCTAATTGTGATAAGTATAGTGTTAGACCTAGCGAACTAACAAGGGAGTATCTATGAAGGCTACACCAATTTATTGTGGCGACCACCTCACTTTAATTACTGAGTGCGGGTGCTTAGATTACCTAAAAGAGATAGCAAGCTCAGCCGAGAGGTTGGTTCAACTGGCGAAAGAGAGAGAGGAGTTAAGTAAATGAGTAAGAGAGATACCCTTAGCAAGATGAGTATAAACGATATGGTAAAGCTAATAGAGGAGAGCGAGAGAGAAGAGGAGAGCGTATGAGTTATGGTAAGTGCTGGGTATGTGGTTGCGTAATGAGTGGTGATAGTCAGAGTATAGAGGGTAAGGTCGCGTGTGATAGATGTGGCTGGGTATCAACTAAGAACGGAGATTACTAAGTGATGGTCAAGAACTATGCTTTTATTGTGGTAGCAACTGAGGTTGATGAACCTGAGAAGCGGGTGAGTGTGAAGCTATTTAATACGGCAGAGGAGGGCGTAATACTGGCGGAAGATAGCGCACCTAATTACTCAGGTAATGGCTTGCAGAGGGCGGTCAGGAGAGCCTTTGACCAGCTAGAGGGTAAGGCAATACTTGTGAAAGGGAGAGAGGTCAAGTAATGGAGGAGTTATCAGAACAAATTCAGTCAGATTTAATTACTTATCTTGATGGATTTAGTGATGAAACTATAGATGGCGTATGCAAGATTATTGCCGATAGGTTTAAGGGAACTTATGAGTGAGCCGGCCTACTTATTTGGTGATGATTACGCCTACAATGGCGGATATGAGGAGTTAATAGACTGCAATATCTGCAATAAGATGTTTGATAGGGTAGAATATAGGTCAGATACCTGCTCAGATTGTGAAGATGAAATAATCAAGAGAGAGAAGGCAAGAGCAAGTGCAAATAACTGAATACAAAACTGGTAGAAAGAGCTACGATTTCAAGATTAGTAAACTAGCTATGGAAAAATTCATATCAGGTTTAGTATCTGATGTAGTAAAAAATGGTGTTGTGCCAAGTTATTACTGGATAAATCCTTTGGGTGATGAACTAATTAAATTAATAGTAGAGGAGGATAAGTGAAAGATGTACTTGAATTACCTCGTACGGAGAAGAGAACGATAGTTTTCTATGAGGTATCAGATAGTCAGGGGATAGCTATATGGGGCGGAGAAAATGTCCTGGAGGCTATTGACTGGTATCGTAAGTCTCCACCTGATAGCAAGGTATGGGTGGGACAGTATGAAACTACTGAGGAAGATGCCAAGTTAGTGATGGACTTCCTAGAGATAACACCAATAGTCCTAGCCACTATCGCTAATTGTGTGGATAGGTTTAGTAAATGAGTAAGCAAGTAGAGAACAGGATAGAAACTGCGAAGGCACAAGCCGTTCGTCAGAGAAATTATCGGAGAGCAAGGGACAGGGCGTTAGCTCGTTTGAGTAGAGATTACCCGAATGTGTACCGCACCTATCTTGAAGAGGAGATGGCAACTGATGAACAAGTGGGTAAGAGGTGGCTTGATATTACTGGTCGTACTAGGTCTGTTAAGCACAGGTCATAATAAATTATTTCCACCACCGGCAGGTAAAATACCTGATGGTGTAATAGAGAATAGGAAGGCAACATCAGATGAGAAGAGTCGTAATAGAAAGCTCGCAAAGGACTACGCTGCGGCTGGTTGGGACTGGCGAGGAAAAGAGTGGCACTGCCTTAAGTCCCTTTGGACCCGTGAGAGCAGGTTTGACAACTATGCAAAGAACCAACAAGGAAGTTCAGCTTATGGAATTGCTCAGCTCCTTAGAGAGAAAGATCACCGAAGCGAATACCAAATCTTACGAGGTCTTAAATATATTTCTGCACGGTACGACACACCTTGTAGAGCCTATAGTTTCTTCCTCAGGAAAAACTATTACTGATTAACATAGACTTGTCCTAACCTTCCTAGGACATACCGAAAGCCTCGCAGTTTTCATTCATTTCCTGCGGGGCTTTCTTAATTGTTAAAGACAAAAACCCCTTCGGGATAGGAACCGAAGGGGCTATTGCCAGCACTCAACTGGATATAGGATCCAGCCTTGTAGCAGAATTGTAGCACATTTTTATAAATGTAGCACAATTATTTATCGTTAGTATAAAAGCCACTACCTCTAAAACTTACAGGAGGAGAAGCATACACCCGCACAGCGAGATCACCACAGCAGAGAGGAATATTCTCATCATCATAGATAGACCTTTCAACAGACTTGATTAGGTTACAGCTATTGCATCTATATTCGTAGATCAAAACCCTTCTCCATCTTTGATATTAAAATAACCAACAGGCTTAGACCTACTCTTCTTGTTAGCGAACTCAGTAGTAATAGGTAGCCACTTGTCCTCCCACTTGGGCATTGGGAGTTTAGTAAGGTTAAACCCCCAAATACCCTGCGGTGTGGAGTTTATGTACCAAGGAGTGAGAGACCTGATACCTGCCGCCATTATGAGAGAGGAGTATTTATGTTCCTCTATTAACAGATCGTCATAGTGTGTCTTCCTAGATTTTAATTCTATAAACATCTTATGTTCCATACTGACACAATCAAAAGAATCAAACTCATCTTCACTCTTTGATAGGTCAGAGAAGTGGAACTCTTTAAGGTAATCAAATAACTCAGGTTCTCTTAATACATCTACGCCCAAGGTGTCTCTCCTCCAAGCTGATCTTGTAATCTTCTCAGAGCTGAGGTACATCTGCGATCAGCAGTAGAGGTAGCACACTCTAAGTATTGTGCGATCTCTTGCAAGGTAACATTGTCGTAGTAGCGCATACGCAGTAGCACCTTGTCATCTTCATTTAACTTTAAGTATGATCTCTTTACATCTATTAAGATAGCAAGAAGGTTGCCACCCTCTGCCGGTGTTGACTGCTTACGAGGTTGTCCATCATTGATTAACTCTTGTGCTTGTTCTAATACTGTGCCTTCAATAACTGAGGCTAAGATATGTGGCATTAACTGAGCGATAGTTGCAGTATCGTAGAAGGCTTCATCAGTAGTTTGATAGCCAGCCTTACGAGCCTTCTCCCTACGAGCATACTTCTCTGCAATCCTACGCATCTGAAATGCAAGTCTGCTTACACTATATTCACGCTTCTCTTTGTTCTCTTCATTAAGTTGATCTAAGTATTGACTCTGTCTACCCAACACCCAAAGATAAAGTTCTTGCTTAACATCATCTCGCTCTACCCAACCCTTGAACTTACGGGTAATAGAGTTAGCCACTGCTGGTACTAGATCAGCTAGTATCGGGTGTAATTCTTTAGTCATCTACTTTTCTACGCTTCTTATCTACTTGAGTGGGTTAGAATTACTTAGGCCAAGTACCTTCCAAGACCATAATTGCAATAGCAGAATAGTTAAGCAGATCTATAAAGCTATCCTTTAAAGATTCATTTTGTGGCTCAGAATTATTATCTATTAGGTGGTTGATACGAGCAGTCTTATCGTGCATACGTACTCTTAATCCATTGAGCGCACCACCTGGTGCGTTAGAGATATTACTTGGGCCGTAATCCTTATGCTTTTTAATGAGCAGATTACCTGCATCATCTAGTACCCTCCACATATCAGATATGAAATCATTGCTAATTCCATTGACCTGCTTTGCTCTTATGCCCTTAGACATTTACTGCCCCCAATATCCGTTTTGTCTCATCTATCCCCTTTGCTAAGTATAGATCATTTA